GGGTTAAAGACAACTATCTTAAAATACCTGAACGTAAACCTGACTGGTTGTGAAAATGAGACATATACTTTTTACTCTTAAGGGGTGTCCCTCCAATCTACTTGATGATGAGGGATGGATTAGAGATACTTTATACATGGCATCTAAAGAATGCAATTCTACCCTTTTAGCCATGCACTCCCACAAATTCGAACCTCAGGGAGTGACTGGTATTGTTATGCTTGCTGAGAGTCATATCAGCATTCATACTTGGCCAGAGAAAGGAATGGCAGTATGTGATATTTTTACCTGTGGGGATCACACAGATCCTCAAAAGGGTGTAGAATGGATGAAGCGAGAACTTGAAGCTCGTGACATCATTAGTAATGAATTTGTGAGACCTTTGGAGTAATCATGGCAAGTGAATTTCTTTTTGTGGAGAAGTATCGTCCTCAAGTAATTGATGATTGTATTCTCCCTGATGATACTAAAAAAACATTTAAGGAGTTTGTAGAGAAAGGTGAGATTCCTAATCTTCTTCTCGCAGGACCTCCTGGTATTGGTAAAACTACAATTGCTAAAGCATTGTGTAATGAACTAGGAGCAGATTATTATGTCATCAATGGATCCGATGAAGGACGTTTCCTGGATACTGTACGAAACCAAGCGAAGAACTTTGCTTCGACCGTCTCACTTACGGGATCTTCTAAACACAAAGTCATCATCATCGATGAGGCTGATAACACAGGCAACGACGTACAACTCCTTCTACGGGCGAATATTGAGACATTTTATAACAACTGTCGATTCATCTTCACCTGCAACTACAAGAATAAAATCATTGAACCCCTTCACTCTCGATGTGCAGTCATTGACTTTACAATCAAGGGGAAGCAGAGGGTACAACTTGCAGGAAATTTCTTCCAAAGGTTGCAATTTATCCTTGATCAGGAAAAGATTGAATATGATCAAAAAGTCGTTGCGGAACTCGTATCCAAGCATTTTCCCGATTTTCGACGTGTTCTGAATGAAATCCAGAGGTATTCTACTGGAGGTAAAATTGATGCTGGAATTCTTGCTTCTTTCTCTGATGTATCTGTAAATGAACTCATTAAGAATCTCAAAGATAAAAACTTTCCTGAAGTCCGAAAGTGGGTGGTCTCCAACTTGGACAACGATGCTTCTAGTCTACTTCGCAGGGTTTATGACGCCTCTTATGATTGCCTTGTTCCCGCATCTATCCCTGCTGCCATTCTTGTTATTGCTAAGTATCAATACCAATGTGCGTTCGTTGCTGATCAAGAAATAAATCTTATTGCTGCCCTTACTGAACTAATGGTGGAGTGTGAATTCAAATGACCAAACAACATCAAGTAAAAGCAAAGTGGTATTATGTTTTCTGGGGTGCTATGGCAGTTGCTGTAGTTGGAGGTCAGATTTATGTTGGACTTGGTTATCGTGAGATGGCAAAGGCAACTAAATCAACTCAGATTCATGTCACCTGTGAACCACAATATATTCCTCCATACAATATCAACAATAAAACAAAAGGAGAATTTGAATGAATATCAAACTGTTTCGTATTCTGACTGGTGAAGAAGTGATTGCAGAACTTCTTTCTGAGGATGATAATTCTGTGACCATTCAAAATGGTCTAGTAGTTCTTCCCACTTCTTCTGGAACTGTTGGATTTGCTCCTTGGGCAACTGTGATTGATAGGGATAATCCTGAATTGGTAGTTTCTAAAAGTCATATTGTATACATTGCTTCAGTTGATCCTGCAGTAGAATCAAAGTATAATGAAGTATATGGTAGTAAACTGGTGACACCAGAGAAGAAGAAACTCATTATCTGATTTGAATTTTTTATTATGATTAACTTTGAATCTTTCAATTGGTCTGAAATTTTTGGAACTGCTGTTGCCTCTGAGGGTATGAAGAGAGCACAAGCAAGAGGACTTCGCACTGAAGTTATTGAACTGTCAATTGCAAAGCATAGTGACGGGCAACTGACTTATGTTGGTATGAATGATACTCTTGGACATGACTTTGTGACCAAAGATGGTCAACGTTGGGAATGTAAGTGTAAGGAGGGAATGTTCAATAAAAAAGTTCCTAATACTTCAGATATTATCCTTAAAAACTATGCTGGGAATAGGATTGAAAAACTGGAGCAAAAGTTCGACTACATGTTGCTTGTAGACACTAAAACTATGTCTGTTGCATATGCACCTTACGATGCAGTTGTAAAAACTATGAAGGTGAATGATGCTAATATTGTGACCCGTATTCATTACAACGATATGGAGTGGGTTTGTCAAAACATTCTTCCTAAAAAGAAGGACGACTTTTCCAAAGCACTTCAAAAACTTATTGAGGAGATTGTATAATGGCAAAAGCACAAAAAGATCCTTTGGCACAGTTTAAGACTCCCCTCAGATATCCTGGAGGCAAGTCTAGGGCATGTAAAAAGATGGATCAGTATTTTCCCGATCTGAGGAATTATGAGGAGTTTAGAGAACCATTTCTTGGTGGTGGTAGTGTGGCAATTCACATTACTAAGAAGTATCCAAATTTAAAGATTTGGGTCAATGATCTATATGAACCTCTTGTAAACTTCTGGCAGCAACTTCAGATGTTTGGTGTAGAGATGAAAGATGCTCTTACTGAAGAGAAGTTATCACATAGTGGTCTTGATGATGCAAAAAAATTATTTTTACAAGCAAAGGAGCAACTAAAAGATGTTAAAGTCGAATCCTTTCGTCGTGCCTGTTGCTTTTACATTGTTAATAAGTGCTCTTTTTCTGGTCTCACAGAATCCTCATCCTTTTCAAAACAAGCATCCATCTCTAACTTCTCAATCAGAGGAATTGAAAAATTACCTGGATACTCAAAAATAATTTCTAATTGGCGTATAACTAATTACTCCTATGATTATCTGATGGATGGAAACATGGGCGCTTTTGTGTACTTGGATCCTCCTTATGATATTAAGGATAATCTCTATGGGCATAAGGGATCAATGCATAAAGGATTTGATCACGATAAGTTTGCTGTTGATTGCAACTCTTGTTATATGCACCAATTAATCAGTTATAATTCTGATCAACTTATAAAAGATCGATTCTTGGGTGAAAAATGGAATACTGGTGAGTTTGATCTTACTTATACAATGAGGTCTGTTGGTGAATATATGAGAGAGCAAAAAGAAAGAAAGGAACTTCTTCTGTTCAATTATAATAAAAATTTGTTATGGAACTAAAAGACTGGTTGAATTCAATTAATTTCTCAAAGAAGAATCTCATTCAAGAAGATCCCTCTCTGAAGAAAGAGTATGCACCATATATTATCAATCGTTGTTTGTCTGGACACATTGATTGTGTGATGTTTGTCAATGAAATGAATAGGTATCATTTCTTAGATAAGGATATGCAATATGAGTTTTATATAAATATTCTGAGAAAGAGGAAGAGATTCTCTCCTTGGCTCCGTAAAGATAAGGTCTCAGATCTAGAGATTGTGAAAAATTACTATGGTTATAGTAATGAAAAGGCATCTCAAGCCCTGAAAATTTTATCCAATGAACAAATAAACTTTATCAAACAACGACTTGAAACTGGTGGAAAGAAATGACACAGACTATTGAACCTCAGGTTAATTGGTCTCAAGACCAAATGGTGGAGGTAAGGTTGAATGAACCTGATGATTTTTTGAAAGTTCGTGAGACTTTAACTCGTATTGGAGTTGCTTCTAGAAAGGAGAAAAAACTCTATCAATCTTGCCATATTCTTCATAAGCAAGGCAAATACTACATTGTCCATTTTAAGGAACTGTTTGCCCTTGATGGTAAGTATGCAAATCTTACAATTAATGATGTGCAACGCAGGAATAGAATTACTAGACTTCTTGTTGATTGGGGTCTGATTGATGTTGTAAAAGAAGATTCTATTCAGGATATTGCTCCACTCAATCAAATCAAAGTCCTTCCTTACAAAGATAAAAATGAATGGACTTTGGAACAGAAGTATAATATTGGTAAAAAGGGAAAAACTCAAGAAGTTGAATAAATAGTCTTGTGCCATTCGTGCGGCACTCTACAAAGTCGGAACACCCTAAAAAGAGGTTGGGTTTTTACCCCTCCTCTTTTTTTCGTTTCTTGTATAATTAGTATTGGATGCCGAAAGGGTCCACACAAAACAAACTCGCTTTTTAAGGAGCTACTATAATGACTAACCTCTCAAGGTATACTGCGTCAGATCTTTCCGCAATGATGGATAGGATTAACAAGTATAGTATTGGTATGGAAGGGTATTTTGATCGTATTTTTAATCTTCATGAAACTACAACAAATTATCCGCCCTACAATCTTATTCAGGTAAATAATGTAGAATCCCATTTAGAAATTGCTTTAGCTGGATTTAAAAAGGAGGAAGTACATGCGTACACAGAGTATGGAAAACTTTTTGTCGAGGGGCAAAAATCAGATGCCGACTCGGACAGGACGTTTATCCACAAGGGTTTGGCTCAAAGAAGCTTTAAACGAGCATGGACTTTATCCGACGACACAGAAGTGCGAGAAGTCACATTTGAAGACGGACTCCTCAGAATCATCCTTGGAAAAATAGTTCCAGAACATCATGCACGTAAGGATTATCTGTAATCCTTAACAT